AGGAACCGCCACCTCAACAGTTCAAGGAATCGACACCCAAAACGACACACTGCTATCTGCTCTAAAGGAATGCGAAACGGCCGACCAAGGCCGCCTCTTCTGTGATCGTTCCGGCCTCGTCAAGTTCATTTCCCACGATTCCATGACAACAACCAGCACCTTCAACACATCACAAAGAACCTTCGGAGACGGAACCGGAGAACTCCCCTACCTAGACCTTGAGTTCACCTACAACGACCAACTCATCTACAACCGAGCAATCGTCGGTCGACAGAACGGTCCCACGTTCACGACTAACGACACCACAAGCCAAGGCCAATACTTCATCCGCACCGACTCACAATCCGGCCTAATCAACGACAGCAACCAAGCAATCATAGATATCGCCAACGTGAGACTCGCAACCTACAAACAACCGCAGCTGCGAATCGAACAAATGAGATTCAGCCCACGCCGCCTCACGTCTATGTATTCGGCGACGATTACAGACGACATCGGAACTAGAATCACTGTGAAACGACGCCCTCAAGGGATCGGGTCTGTAATCTCTAAAGAACTGATCGTCGAAGGCATCAGCCACGACATCGGGATCTCTTCTTGGGAGACAACCTACAATCTGTCGCCGGCACCGCTGGCGTTCTTCATTCTCAACTCGTCGACTTTCGGCGTTCTCGGCACAAACCTGCTCGGCTATTAGGAGACTCTCATGGGTTCAGGCTTCAAAGCATTCACAGCGGCCTCAGTGCTGACAGCTGCTGATCTCAACAATTTCTGTCAAAACCAGTCGGTCATGTATTTCTCGTCGACTGGCGCTCGAGACGTGGCGATCACTGCACCCGTCGACGGGATGACCGCATACATCGGAAGTAATGACAGTTCTGAAGGTTTTTACACCTTCAATTCGACGTCCTGGCGACGAGGCCCAGGCTGGAACGCTCCGTGGGGGTTCATTCAATACACACAAGCGACAGCTGACGTGGCCGTGAACAACGGCAACATCCTTGTCGGCAACACAATTAGCGTGGTGAATGGTCGTCGCTATCGCATCCACGGCCAAATCCAATCTTTCAAATCCTCTACCGTCAATGATGTCGCTGAACTTTGCATTGTTATTGGCGGCACCGTCATTACCGGGACGCGAATCACAAACACGATTGTCAATTTCGCCGGTTTCGGCGGAACTGTTGTCGCCTATTTCACAGCAACATCAACAAACACTGGGCTTTCCTGCAATCTCTTCAACGTAGCAGTCGTCGGAGCGGGCACACACACCTTCGGGGCTACTGCGACGCGACCTATCTTCATCGCGGTCGAAGACATCGGCCCATCCGGCGCACCGGTCTGATGGGCTATTACCTCCTCGACAATCCACCAGCGTCGCCACAGTTCTACACATCACGGAACTCAACACCGACATGGGCGATTGGCGTGCACACTTCGGAAGGTTCCACTGGACCAGGCAGCGCTGCCAACCTCGCAGCGTTTATCGCCAGACGACCAGATCCCGGCTCCTATGCCTGTGTAGTCGACAGTGAAGAAACCATCGTCCTAGTCCCACCCGGTTACACCACCTTCAGCGTCAGCGCCTCTGGCTACAACTCGCGCACCTGGCACATCTGTCTCGCCGGTCGCAGCGCTGATCTCAGCCCCGACGATCCCAACACACAAGCAATGATCGCTCGAGCAGGCGAAGCCATCCGGGCGCTCTGGACTTTACTGGGCATTCCTTTATCGAATGCACAGTGGATCGGCACTGACGCTCTCAATCGTCCGGGGTTATTCTGCCACGGAACAGTCCAGCCTTGGGATCGCAGCGACGCTTGGTCAACACATCCGGATCAGGAATTGCTCAACCAGCTCCTCACCAACGCAATCACCCCTCCCACCCCACCCACCCCACCAACTCCTGAGGTCGACGAAATGAAACGCTACCTACTCAAAGGCGACAAAGCCGCCGACATTTACCTTTGCGACGCCGGCTTGGGCTGGAAATGGCACATCCCAGCCGGACAAATGACGAACATCGTTTGGGTTATCACCCAATCATCCGGCGGACAGTTCCTCATCCCCACCGGCTCCAACACCATTGTCGTCGAAGGCCAAACCGTTTGGGTAGCCGACCAAGCATTCGTCGACGCCATCCCCACCATCTAACCGGATCGGCTGTCCATGTCATGCAATGGGAACAGATTATCGCCGCATCAGTAACCGGATTACTCGCCTTCGGTGGCGTGATCTGGCAGTCACGGAAAACCCGTCGAATCAACACCGACGAACACTCCGAAACCGCCGTGAAACTGGACCGCATAGAGAAGAAGGTTGACTCCACCGCCGAGAGGGTTGAGACTGTTTCCGACCGGCTTGACGATCATGTCGTCCTTCACGGCATGACATCCCGAAAACAATGGTGGCGCAAATGAGCTTTGCTGACGACGTCCGAGAAGAAACCCGATCCTCCGGAATCGAATGTCGACTCTGTTCCCTGCTGAAAATCATGGACACAAAAACCCGTGGCGAAGTCGATGCAGTCATCGCCGACCCATCCCAAAACGCCGAAGCAATATCTAGGGCGATGAAGCGGAGAGGCTGGGAGATCCGTGGCGACTCAATCCGAAAACACCGACGAAACTGCCTCCTTCGCTGACGAGGTAGCAGCCGGATCCCGACCCCGACGAAACCATCCACAAGGATGGGAACCAGGGGTTGCATGGAACGGCCGTGAAGGAACCCTCACCACCCCACCCCTCGAGCAAGACCCCACGACAGGGGTTTGGTCGGAGCTGGTAGCGGACTGGGGTTTGGATCCTCTCACCACTGAAGTCGTCGAAGGCTCTGTCCAAGTCAGAGCATGGGACACTCACGACGGCCGGAGGCTTCGCTATTACCGGGCCACATTGCGCGCGCGTGAACTTGACTACGACCGACCCGACGTCGACGCCCTCTGTCGCCTTATTGAACGCCGCAAGCCCGTCAAAGCCGCTCAGAGCGCTTCACAGCCCCTCAGGGCGCTTGTCTGCCTCATCGCCGACTGGCAGTTAGGAAAGGCCGGAGAAGCCAACGGAGGCACCCCAGAGACAATCCAAAGGATCTGCCAGTCACTCGACCTCATCCCCGCACGAATCCGAGAACTTAAAAAAGCCGGACGCCCAGTCGAATCCGTCTACCTCGTCGGCCTCGGCGACCTCGTAGAACAATGCTCCGGCCATTACCCCGGCCAAACCTTCAACGTCGACCTAGACCGACGTGAACAGTTACGCCTAGCCCGCCGACTCATCCTCCGAGCCGTCGACAACATCATCGGCCTCACCCCCAGAACCATCCTCGCCGCCGTACCAGGCAACCACGGAGAAAACCGACTCAACGGCAAAGCCTTCACCCGCACCACCGACAATGATGACCTAGCCGTAGTTGAACAGGTCGCCGAAATCTTGGCGGCCAACCCCGACCGCTACGAAAGCTGCACCACCGTCCTCGCCACCGGAAACAACCTTGTCCTCGACATCGCAGGAATCCCAGTCGCTTTCGCCCACGGCCACAAAGCCGGCGCCTCAGGACATCCAGCCGCCAAACTTGAGAACTGGTGGAAAGGCCAAGTCATGGGCCGTCAACCCATCGCCGACGCCGACATCCTCATCACCGGCCACTATCACCACTTCATCTGTTCAGAAACAACCGGACGAACTTTCATCCAAGCACCCGCAATGGATGGAGGGTCGGCATGGTGGACTGATATGAGCGGCCAAAACTCTCCGGCCGGAATGCTCACCCTCGGCATCGGGACCGGCTACGGCCCTCGAGGCTGGGGCGACCTACACATCCACTCCGTCTAAGGAACCCGACAATGGAAGAACTGCAACCAGAACAAGAGTTTGACGCTCACTGGCCGTCCATCCTGCTCGACTCGTTCGCCCTGTGCCATGGTGACAGGGGGCGAGCATACGGGCCGCCTTGGGAGGACTACTTAAGGGTAACAAACCAATTCAACGCCCTCTGGGGAGACGATGTCCTCGACGTCAACGCCGGCATCCTGTTTATGATTTGCATGAAGCTCGGCCGCATCGCTCACGGTTTGGAGATGGGCTTCGGGGCCGAGATGTTAAAAGACTCGATCACTGACGCCGCCGGATATTTGGACTGCCTCTACGGATCACTCCTCAACCCGCCGACGATGGTTGTCAGTTACGACCAGGACTCGGAAGACTTGGAATGGGAGGAGGAAGACGAATGACCATCACCATCGACCCTGATGTCATCCCTGTCACCCAACCCGACCTCGACGACGACGAATACGATGAGGACGACTACGAATACCCTGACGAGCAGACCTACCCCAAACCAGACTGGAAGCCATAATGTTCACGAAATCGTTTCTCCTACAGCTCGCCGAACGAGCTATCAAAACTTTCGCCCAGACTTTGGTGGCAGGGGCTGGCGCCTCCCAAATGGATTGGCTGAACCTTGACTGGCAGCATTTGACCGCCACTGCTGCCATCGCTGCTGGCCTCTCAGCCCTGTCGTCCATTGCTTCGGACAGGATGGGTCCGGACGCCTCACCCTCCCTTGTCCCCACCTATGAGGGACCGTAGATCCCCGGTTCGATGACGACGCCCACCTCCCCACTAGGCGTCGAATTGGCACTCGAGGCGTACCGCCACGCTCTCTGAGCCACCAACCGAACCGGATGCCAGAAGCCCCCAAACAGCCGCTCCCCTTGGCAGATTTGGGGGCTTCTGCGCGTCCCTCAAAAACAATCCTTGACTTCTTTAAAACAATCCTTTAGAACTTCCCCTGTAGCCGGGAACGCCGGACACAACCCAATCAACCCAATCAGACAGGAAACCCCGACATGGACACCAACACCGAAATCAAAATCACCAAAGAACTCACCCAACAAATCCTGAACGATTTGTACCAAACGGCCGTGAACGCTTACGGCCGATGGCTTGACGAGAAGGAATACGAAGACATTGCGGACTACAAGGCAATCTTCGATTCCATCATTGAAGGACATGGCGGAACTATCACCCGAATGCTCAAATCCCCATTTGGATTCAAGTTTGTATTGGGTGACAAAACTTTCCGCTTGTCCGTCAACAGTACCTCTATGACTCTCAAGCAGGTTCAGCCATCCAAAACAACCAAACCGAATCAGACAAAGAAACCAAAAACAAAGACCACCACTCCGGCCAAGGCCTCCGACTACAGCGACCGCCTCTACCTCCACGATGGCGGAGAATGTTACTGCTACGACCATGCACCAATGTCGCTTCAAAGTGGAGTTGAAGAGAAGCGAAAGTTCAACGGTGCAGTCCGTGAAATCTGGACGCCGCGTGGTGGATGGTCAGATATGTCGCTTGAATATGCAAAGCAGCAAGATGCACAACTCGCAAAAGAGTGGAACCTTGCACCGGAGAACGAATACAAAACAGAATGCGAAACCTGCGCCCGTGGGGGATTCTGATATGGAAACCACCCAACAAACTCTCATTCGCGACGACGGAACGACTACTTGTTGTAACGCTTACACCTCAATTTTTATGGATGATGGCGTTGAATATTGCAAGGCCTGCTTCTCAGATGTTGAAGGTTTCGCCTCTGATTACGAGGTTTCACAATGAGCGCAATGAAGCAACTTGACATCCACCTTCAAGAACTCATCGAAACAGAAAACGACGTTGTCAAATACGGATTCATCGCCGGTATCGACACCTACGACGACGAATACACATGGGAAACTGAAGCGGAACGGCTCTTCGTTTCTGCAAATGTGAAGGCCGAGGTCCTCGCCGAAACCATTGTCAACCTGCTCGCTCCTGAGACTAAATACGTCTTGGCCGACGACTTCCAGGTCGACCCATATTGGAACGCCATTGAAGCTGTCCGGCATTACATTCAAGACACCGAACCAAACCAACTCAGTCTCGAAGGCTTACAAGAAGCAATCGAAGAGGCGATCTGATGCGGACCGTCTTGGCTCTCATCCCAGCAGCTCTTCTCTTCGCCCATCAGATCCGCAAAGCCAACCAACCAAAACCAGCAGCTCCGACACTCGCCGACATTCCTGTCATCGTCCTGATAGGAAACGACTTGGAGGTAGAACTGTGAGGCAACCAAACATGATTCGCTGCCTGCAATGCCGACGGATCTTTGACCGCTCGAGCGAAGGCGCCCAAGAGTATCTTGACCATCGGGAAACCTGCCCCGACAGTTACACCGGCTACATCTCTGATCCTTCCAACCATACCCCGAAAGGTGCAGCATGAAATGTGAAACGTGCCACCGACCCATCCTCCTCAACCGGGAAGAACGAAAACGAACCCTCACAATCCTCCTCATCGTGACCGCCATCATGCTGGCCGGAGCAGGCGCCGAATGGCTTGCCAACGTCGACCTGTTCCAATGAAAAACTGTGAAGACCTGCTGGTCACGCTCACAGTCGCAGCAATCATCGTCACCTTCGGACTGTTCCTCGCCTCCATCATGTGGGGCTGGTGACTATGGCGAACGCTAACAAGGACAAAGGAGCAGCCGCCGAGCGTGCATCCTGTGACTACCTCAACCTCAGAGGTATCGAAGCGGAGCGTGTACCGGCCGGAGCCACTTTGGACCGTGGCGACCTTTGGGTCCCAGACAAAAACTGGCCGGCCATCCAAGTCAAAAACCACGCCCGCCTCGACCTCTCCGGCTGGGTCGACGACGTCGCCATCCAAGCAGTCAACGCCAACCGAAGCGCCGGCATTGTCATCCACAAACGACGTGGCAAAGGAAACCCCGGCTCCTGGTATGTAACCTCCACCCTCGACGCCTTCGTCACCATCCTCAAAGGAGCAGCAAATGACCGACATTGAAGCCGAACACGTCTGGACTCAGCTGCTAGCAGCCGCCGAATCAGACGAACCAGACCCCGAACTGTTCCTCGACGCCTGCTCAATCATCCACGAACAAGCAGAAGAAAACCGGCGCCTCCAAAACATCATCGCCAACCTCAAAGCCGAAAACGCCACACTCAAACAGGTTGGCTTCTACGAGTGACCGACACACTCAACATCCCCGAAGCCCTCGACGACTGGGCAGAAGAAGCCGCCTGCAAAGGCAAAACCCATCTGTTCTTCGTGAACCGTGGCGACACGACCAACATGAACCACGCCAAAGCAATCTGCAAAAACTGTCCTGTCCTCGAGCCATGCCGAAACTACGTTCTCTACCATCCCGAACGTTTCGGAATCTGGGCTGGCATGACCGAAAAAGACCGACGCCAATACCGACTCGACCACGGCATCAAACTCCCAGCAGCTCAACACGGAACTCGCACCCGCTACAACTCCGGCTGTCGCTGCCTACCTTGCAGAACCGTCTACAACAGCATCCTCCGCATCGACCGGGGCCGACGATGAAAATAGGCTCCCTGTTCTCAGGAGGCGGAGGCGGCGATCTCGGCTTTACCAACGCTGGCCACGAAGTCATCTTCGGCTGTGAAATCGACCCACGCGCGCGCAGCGTCTTCCGATACCACCACCCTGATATCCCGATCTATCACGACGTTCGAGAGGTAACTCATGACCGACTCAAAGCAGACGGAGTCCCTATTCCCGACCTCATCATGGGAGGATCCCCCTG